TTTCAGCCTTAAACTCATTTCTATCAATAACATCAGGAGTGTTGTTTGAAGTGTCACAAACAACTAGGAAGTCATAAATGCCTCTCCTACCCTGTACACCTCTAAGATATGGTTCAACTGCAGCCCTAAAGCCAGATCTTGTTAACTCATCGTTAATCTCAAACAACTGATATTTAGAGAATTGTGCAATATTCTTTTCCAACTCAATAAAGAGTCTACGAACATTAATTCTATCAAATGCAGATGGTGAAGCAAGTGCAGTTTTGTCACCAAATAATACTGTTCCTTGGCCAGGGAATGTAGAAATAGGATTAACTCTTGCGGTATAAAGTCTATCTCTATCAGCCTGTCTTGGACTAAATGCAAGTTTTGTTGCATTACGGATTCCACCTCTGTTGTATCCAGCAGGTGAGAACCATGACTCTGCATTAATTGTAGCATTAATACATAGACCAGCAACGTCAGCAGCACAAGGTACGTAACGATAAACATCGTTATACTTATCATAGATGTACTTATATCCAGAATCATATATTGCATATGATGTACTTGGAAGTTGATTAAAGAAATCTATAATAGCATCTACTTTCTGAGAATTTGTATTTGAGTTAACTACATCAGAACGTTCTGGTGAAACAACTGTAATACAATCTCTTCTTAATTCTGATATTGCAATCAATCCAACTGCTTTTGTAACTGTGATCTTGCCTGGAACTAAGAAATCAATATCTCCAAAAATTTCTGGATCCTTAACTAAATCATATCCAGCAAGTAACCCTGCATCAACTGCTTCAATTTTTTGTGTTGTTGAATAGTCGTAGTTAGCACCTGAATCAAGAACTCTTCCTTCTGTAGAATTACCACCAAAAGTAAATGGTTTGAACCATGCATTAGTACTTGAACTACCAATATTAGCAGAAGTTTTACCAGATGTTATATTTGCTTGAGTTAACTGATCTCCAGTATCTGCAAATGTTTGATCTCCAGCGTAAATAAACTTAGACTGTTCATTAACATAAGTTTTCCAATATGTTGCAGTTCCTTCTGATGTTTTTGCATCAGTTGCTTTAGAAACATATGTCATTGTCTCTAAAACTTCTCCAACATTTCCAGTTACAGTACCTTGTGTATCAACCACTGCAATATGGAATTCGTCATACTTACCACCTTTAGATGCAGTAACACTTGATGTGCCTGGTTGTGGTGCAATAGTTGACCACTTCTTATTAGGAGCATACTCTAGAGTACCATAAACATCAGCTTGATTTACTGCACTTACAGTACCTACTGCAGCACCAGCATGTGTTTGTACAACTGAACCTATAGCAAGTCTTTGTGTAGTATCCCAGAGAGTAACTTGGACGGTATCACCATCAACTACTTTGTAAATACTACCCCAGTATGTACTAGTTCCAGATGCCCACTTAATTGCAGCACCAGCAGGAGGTAATGCACCAGTTACACCATTAACTTGGACTGTGATATCAGAAGCACCACCGTAGTTACCTGCTCTAGGTAAAGTTAGAGTATCGTTATCTGTATATCCAGAACCATTATCGGTCATGGTAATAGTTGCAGCACCGTTTGCAGCGATTACAACCGAGAATGTAGCACCAGATCCACTACCACCAGTAGCGACTATTGAATAAGTACCAGCAGTTCTACTACCAGTTGCACTAGCATTTGCATAGTTGTCAATTGCAGAAATAGATCCTACATCATTAGGGAATGTAATTTCTTGATCAGCACCGTGGTCAACAACAGAAACTGTTACACCGTTGTTGAAAGCACCTGATGTTCTTGCTGCCCATTCAAAGGTATTTGTTGTTCTAGTGTCAAAATCGTCTTTATTTTTAATTGCGAGACTAGCATCACTACTATTATCTCTCTTAATATTTGAATTACGCAAACCTAAGTCAGTAGCCCCAGAAGGTCTTATAACTGCTGCGATTCCTCCATACTGTATGATTGTTGCTGCAGCAAACCATGCTTCGAAATTGTTGTCATCTGGATTACCAAATGTATCAACTAATTCTCTTTCGCTCGCAAGGTATGTTACTACATCGGTAGGCCCTTTTTGAGCCGCTATAGCAACTACACCGATATTTTGATCTGCAACTTGAACGGTAGCCGTAAAATCAATCTCTTTTACCTCTACGCCAGGTGATGCTAAAGCCATGTTTTTATTTCCTCTATGAGATCTTTTTCTCCAAACTATTTATTATTTCTCGGCTTACAAACGGGGAAACTGTACATGAACACCCTACCAATCAGGATATAACCAATCTGAGAACGTAGTATTTCTTTTTCTATTTTCCATTATTCTTCTTATAGTACATAATTTACACTCATATGCATAAGCTGATGGAAATCCCTTTCTATTCTTACGAGTCAAATAAAACCCATCCATAAGATCTTTTGTTTCACCACAACTTCTACATTTTCTTTCCTGTAATAGTAGATGTTCTAATTCATATTGTTCTTCTAAATTCATTCCAACATTTCCTCATAGAAGACATTATCGCCATAACCAACCATAGATTGTCTCCATTTGTTGGAATGCCATATCTTTTTATATATCTCTAATATAGACTCTTCTCCACCTTCTGTAATCCATTTACGAACATATTCATCATTAGATCTATCATAATGAAATCCTTTATCAATGAGATTAGCTATAAATTCAATATCTTCCTTTGGTGTCATCATTTATAATCCCACATGAAAGCCATGTCTCCATATTCATCAACCTTTGCCCATGCATCTCCTTTATCATCAACCTCAACTTCATCATCTAAACCATCTAATACAAAACCAAATGGAGCCATATCTTCTTCTATAGCTTCTCTTTGATCTTCAAATAGTCTCTTTCTAATATCATCCGAAGTTAATTCTTTAAAGTATGGTTGAACTACCAACCATGCATATATTACAAGACACATTGCAAGGTCATCATTACAACCTTCCTGTGCCTCAAATGATTGTTTCCTTTGAATAAATGTAGTTAACTCTGCAATTATATCATAATCTTGTATTAATAACTTATCATCTTCAATTAATGCTTTTAAGTTTGAACACCCAGTCTTTTTAACTGTGGATGTCATTTTAATTCCTAACTGAGATTTATGAGAAAATCCTTGACCAACTATTTGACCTGCTCTACCTCTCATAGCACACATTAAAATATTCTCATACTCTAAATCAAATTGCATTATATCAGCAACCTGTCCACCAATATCATTTACCTCTATTAGTACGTATGCTTCATTATAAGCTTTCGCTACATCATTTATTATGTTTGGAAATATTATAGGTTTAATATTATTATTCTTATACTTACCAACAACTTTATATGGAATCTCTGTAATATCAAAAATTACAAATGCTGAATAGTCATTATTAACTCCTCTAGAGACATCAACTGTTATGACATATTGATGACCCTCCATAGGTTCTTCATAAGTATGTAATCCTTTACTAGCGTGTAAAGGATCCTCATATACCATTGTTCTCAATTTAGATGCTGATATTAAAGTATCAACAGATCCTAAGAACTCACATTCAAATTCCTGTACAAACTGTCTTTCTGATGTGTTTGCAATAGTTTGTGCTTTCCAATTAGCATCTCTGCCAGGCACTTGCGACCAATGTACTTCTGTGGTTGTATATTCATTCTTACCACGTTCAGCATCATGCCATAACTTATAAAACATATTCATTCCATTAGGAGTGGATATGATTATTACTTTCGTTGATTTACCAGACGTAATAGTAGGATAAACAGAACTAAAGAATTGTTCTGCAATATGGTTCGGAACGAAAGCAAATTCATCGAGGAAGATGATATTGAATGACATGCCTCGGACAGCACTTGAAGACGTAGAAGCAGCCAGTATCTTTGATCCATTTTCGAGTTCGACATTACCTTTATTCCATGCTAAAATTCCATGTTGCATCCATCTGGGCAAATTCTCATATGCCAATTGTAATCTAGATAATAACTCTCTAGAAGTGGATGCTTTGTTTGCTAGAATACCAATATTCACATTATCATTAAAAATGATATAATGTAAAAGGTATGATACTACGGTTGTTGACTTACCTGTCTGACGAGGGAGTTTTGCTATATTAAATCTATTCTCATGAAATCTATTAACCATATCCTCTTGAAAATCATACATACCAAAAGGTACTAGACCTTCATCAAGAGAAACAATCTTTATATAATTCTTACAAAAATAAACAGGATCACCCTTACACTTGACAAACTCCTGTATCTGAACAGGAGTAAATTCCATTGGTGTATTGGCTTTCTTTAGATTGGGATTGCCAAGATATATGCTATCAGTAGTAGCCACAATTAATTACCATAGTATAAAACTATTTAGATTACATCATTTCATCATGCAAATGTGTAGCTGGGCGTTCTCCCATCTTAGCTTTTTTATCTCTTTCTAATTGATATAATTTACTCATCATCTCTTGCTTCTTACTAATATCGTCAAGTTTCTTTTGAACTTCTTTAAGTTCCGATTGGATCTTATCCATTTAAGTTTTAGAATGCTTCTCCTAAACCTCCCTGCAAATTTGTAGAGTGCCAGCAAGTTGTTGATTTAGGTATTAACTATTTATCTTTTCCCATTTCTTTAAGCATCTTCTGTAGTTCAGAAGTACTACCTACAAACATAGCATTTGTGACATTGTTTGTGGTCTGTTTTTTCTCTTGATTTATATCTTTCATCTTACCTTGGAGATCAACCAATTTATCAGTTATATCAGCAACGTTTTTAATTAAGTTACCTGCAACCTCATACGCTCTAGGATGATCAGAATTCTGTGCAACATCAAGAATACCATTAATTGCTTCCTGACCCTTTTCTACAAGGTTATATAACTGACCACGAGAATACTCATAATCATTCTGTAAATCCTTATTATCAGAGAGTTTCTTAATTTCGGTAGATGTATCTTCAACCTTTTCAATAGCAGAATCTATATCAAAAGTTTTATCTAGTTTATCAAAGGTCATAAATCAGTCCAAGTTTCATTAAATCCAAAGTTATCATCTGGTTCTACTAATGCATCATCTAATGTATTAATAATAGAGAACTTATGATCACCACCAGTACCTTGTGATGTTATATCAACAGCACGACTTATAGATGCATGATACTTAGTAGTTGCAAGTCTGAAACTATTATCATTAATCCTAATAATATAATATTCTTCTAGATTAGTCAACCCACCAAATGCTGTACCATTAACGTCTGCTCTATATGTAACAAAGTCACCAGTAACAAATCCATGATTATTTAATGTAATAGTATTTGCATTAACATTAACAGCAGCAAATCCTATAGCAGATCCATCCTGTGTATAATCTTGCATAGCAGCTGGTGTTGCACTATATCTTACATAACGTGATGCTTGGTTAATAGCTGTACCAATGTCAACATTAACTTCCTTAATAACCTTGGATGTACTAACTGGGCCATATAGATAAGTTTTTGCTACAAAATTAAGAGTATGTATTAATGCTCTTCTTGTAGACATATCTCCTTCATATTGATCATCTATACCAACATTCTGTAATACTATAGGAACATCCTTAGTTTCACCTGTCTGAGTTACTAACTTTAAGGATATATTAAATGCTGGTTGAAAATATGGAAGTATCTGTTCTAATATCTGTACAGATTCATCATTATTCTTACTAATAATATTCAATTCAAAATCTACATTATATGGTACTGGAGCATATTGTTTATATACACCTTTAACATCTCCACT